ATTGTATAATTGTATTCTTACAACTAAAAGGAGATATTTATGACTACGGTTTATTCAAAACCATCTTGTGTCCAGTGCGACATGACAAAGAAAATGCTAGATAAGAATGGGATTGAGTATACTGTGATAGATATCACTCAGGATTCACAGGCGTACGACAAGATCGTAGCAATGGGATTTATGTCTGTACCAGTAGTTATTTCTGGTGATCAAGCTTGGGCAGGATTCCAGCCAGAAAAAATTAATTCTCTAGCAGCTTGACATATTAGTCGCTGATTGATATAATATATTTTATATAGAAAAGGGTATGAGATGAATTGGCATTTAATATGGGATATGCTGTCTGATCCCAATCATATTATTGTGGACTTTTTTTGGAACACCATATATGAGTTGACAGTTGCTGTTATTTCTTATAAAGTTATCGTTAAAAAGTTAGAAAAGAGATTGAAAAATGACATTCATAATCAAAGAGACACCAGAGCCAATTAAGGTATTAGATGACGGTTACATTAGATTGGTTGATACTCTTGGAGATGACCTTAGCGTTGTTAACGCTGCTCGTGTTAGTTATGATAAGGAAAGTAACGAATTCGCTGAACGAGATTCAAGACTCATTAAATTTCTTATTAGAGAGGGACACACAAGTCCATTCAGACATGCAGCATTAACTTTTGAGGTGTATGCACCACTGTTTGTAGCACGTCAATGGTGGAAGTATGCTGTTGCATCAAGCCACGTAGATGACCAAAATGGTTGGAATGAATCGAGTCGTCGTTATATTACAGAAGATGAGCAATTCTACATTCCACTATCGGATCAATGGCGTAGCAAGCCTGAGAATAGTAAACAGGGTAGTGGTGAGCCAATTGATGAAGAAAAGGGTGCTTGGTATTTTGAAAAGCTAATCCAAACAGTCGCTAGTGGAACTAGCCTATACCATCAGGCAATGGATGATAATATTGCACCAGAACTTGCTAGACTATTCCTACCAGCATACGGAATGTATGTTCGTTGGCGTTGGACAGCATCCCTGCAGTCTGTTATGACATTTCTAGATCAACGTCTGGGACATGATGCACAGGTAGAAATTCAAGAGTACGCAAAGGCTGTGCGTAGCTTGACAAATGAAGCATTTCCATATACAATGGAACTATACGAAGAATTAAAGGAGAACAATGATTAAGCCACTAGAAGACAAGGTAGTAGTTAAGCCAGTTGAAGAGGGTGAAAAGACTAGTGCAGGCGGTTTGATTATCGCTAGTACAAGCAACGAGAAGCCAACTGAGGCCATTGTAATTGCTGTTGGCCCAGGCTTTACTGCAGCAAATGGCGATAAGGTGACTATTGATCTAAAGCCTGGAGATAAGGTTATCTACTCTAAGTATTCAGGTACAGAAATTGAGCATGAGCATGAGAAGCTAATCATCCTTCCATACCGTGACATTTTTGCTGTAGTAGAGGGATAACCTTGCACACCGAAGATTTGCTAGAAGTAGTTTTTGGACTAGACCATATCATTGCTGAATTCTTTTGGAATGCAGTATTTGCACTAGCAGTGTTTGGCTTTTCAAAAGCCAGGGCATTGCGTAAGATTCACAAGTACATTGATGATAGACACGAGGTAAAGCATGACAAGTACTGATATTATCTGCACATATCCAGAATCATATTTGCATGTAACACAGGCATTGTTAGATGATCAAAAGAAGCATCAGAGGGTTGCTGTTTATAATGAAATTATTAAAGAGCTAGAGTCTGAGCTTTTTGCAAATAAAGAAGAAGATCCGTACTATGGGTATTACCTCAAGGCAGTAATTGAACGAATACAGTCTAAGATTTAATATCTTGGGGCAGTAGTTCAGTAGGTTAGAGCGTCACTCTTATAAGGTGAAAGTCGTGGGTTCAAGTCCCACCTGCCCTACCAACTCTCCATAGCTCAGCTGGATAGAGCAACGGACTTCTAATCCGTAGGTCGTAGGTTCGAATCCTACTGGGGAGGCAAATGATATAATGATAAATATGGAAGAAATAAAAGTAGTTAGCAACTTTATAACTAAGCAACAGGCAAATGAGATAATTGATTTTATTGATCATAATCTAGATATCTTTGTTCATAACAAAAATAGAAAAAGATATATGCTAAGGTTTGGCTATGATGAAGAGTTGCCAGAACAAGCAATACACGACATGAATTGTGTTGCTGAGATTAGGGACTTGCTTTTACAAATCTTTACAAAAACTAATAATGTTCTGGGACAGGATGTATTCCTAACTTCCTGGTTTTTATCCAAACAATATCCAGGTGCGAGACTATTGCCACATAAGGACGGTGCTAAGGGCATCAATGATCATCTAGAATATACGGCAATGCTGTATCTCAATAATATGGATGATGGTGGAACAATTGTATTTCCAGAATTAAACGGCTTTCAAATCAAGCCACAGCTGGGAGATCTTGTGATATTCAAGTCACTAGACCATGAGCACATGGTTACAGAAGTTAAACAGCATAGATACTCATTGCCAATGTGGTTTACAAAGAACGAAAAATTAAAGTTTAATGAGTAAAATTTTTATTAATATAGCATCATATAGAGATCCTTTGCTAGTAAGAACATTGAATGAGGCAATTGATAATGCAGATAATCCTGAACTTTTATTTTTTGGTATAGGAATGCAATATGAAAAAGCAATATATCCATCACTATCTTTTGTTCCACAACATCAAATTAAACTAATTGATTATGACATTCAGACTCGTCCTGGCATTACAAAAATTAGACATCAAATAACGTCTTCTGCATACAACAATGAAGAATATTTTTTGATGATTGATTCACACATGAGGTTTGAACCTGGCTGGGACACATGGCTCAAAACATCTCTTGAAAATCTTGGAGCTAACTCCATCATTACTGGTCTTAGCCACATCGAAAATGGAAAGATTACGCTACCTGCTGCAGTTATTGAGCAGGGTAGGAGAGAGCTAGCGTTTGTAAGAAAAGACTATTTGCAAGATATAGCAGAAGACGATGTTGGTAAGTTTATTGAGTGTCCATACATATATTGTGGATTTATGTTTACTTATGGTAATTTTGTTAACGAAGTTGGATTTGATGAATACAGCCACTTTGGATCTGAAGAGCCATATCTTTCTTGGAGAGCTTTTATGTCTGGATGGAAGGTATACCATACAACACATTGGCCAATTACCCATTGCCCAGATGAATATTATGATGTAGCCTGGGGAGGGCACGAAAATAGGACGTTTTTAAGAAAAGAATCTGAATCAGTATTTAAAGGTCATAGGCTTATGCAACAATCCTTAGCATACATATACAATGACTATTCAATTTATGCTATTAAAAATGCAAAAATGGATCCAATAGACTGGTTTTTAGCTAATGGACACACTAAAAGTGACTACAGAAAAATAAAAGAACATTTTGACAAAATGATACACAATGAAGCCACTGAGCATGATATAATAATTCTATGAACAATAATCCTAAATGTACCTTTTGTGGTAATGATAACATGGCTGAGGTTAAGTATGGCTTTCCAACACCAGTCATGATTGAACGTGCTAAACAAGAAATAATTGCTCTTGGTGGACTAAACGACTATGGAGTTACACATTATTGCTACGCATGTAATGAAACTTATCCACCATCTGAGTGGCCTAGTGTGGAATAGGTCACACTTTTTTGTTTTTTATTTGACATCAACCCAATAAACTGATATACTATATAGTAAGTGCAGACACCCTTCAACAAGGTGTCTTTGCTTTTCTAAAGGAGGAAGTATGATACAACCAGAAAATAATGGCAAGGTTGCTTTGACCTTTGCCGTTGTCGTTATGTTGCTTGCTACTTCAGCAAACGCTAACGCTGCTACCGTTCTTCCACGTCCATACCCAACTGAGGTCTCTGTTAAGGTTGCCCCAGCAAAGAATATGAACGTTTCGGTGGCAACTACGCCAAGCCCGTTAGAACAGGCTACACAGATAGCAAAAACCGTTTCTAAAACTAAGTATGACACCAATGACATGCTTACGGCTGAGGAGCTAAAGGCTGTACTCTACAGTGTTGGCTTCCGTGGCAACAATCTAAAAGAAGCATGGGCGGTAGCGATGAAAGAGTCCAATGGTAGACCAATGGCTCATAATCAAAACTCGTCTACTGGAGATAACTCATATGGGTTATTCCAGATTAACATGATTGGTTCTCTTGGTCCAAATAGATTAGATAAGTTTAATTTAAACAAAAATTCTGATCTTTTTGACCCAGTAACCAGTGCTGAAATTGCTTTCTTTATGTCTAATGGAGGCCAAGACTGGTCTGCATGGCATGGGATCACTTCTAGAACCAAAGAGTTTATGAAAGATTTCCCTAGTGGTTCATAATTTAATACATGAGGTTTATCCCTACCCAGAAAAATTTTGGATAACAATAGAAACCCAAAATGTTCTGGGTGGGATAAACTTTGTGGGTGACGGTCCAAACCAAACACTCACTGTTCCATTTAAAGATTTTGATAGAGATCCATATGCTACAGAAGATCCATACTTAAGGTATGAAATAAAACTAATTAGATATTTTGTAGACTCTAGACTTGGACTATTCTGCAACCTAGATGACATAGAAAGTGTTGTAGTTAATAGAGTTTATGATCCAGAATCTTTTACCTTTCCAGAACAACCATACTTAGTTTATTTCCCAACTACAAATGCTCTAGCACTAAGACATCATCTACCAATTGATAAAAAGGTATTTGAAACAAATCCTATCTTTGTAATACTCTTACTTAAACAGTAGCCCATTTTATAATGTTGCATTGACCATGAGATGGTCTAACATTTTCGATAGTATCTAGTCCACCTTTTGATAGTGGGAAAACATGGTCAATATGTAGTGACTTTTCCCACCCTGGCTTACCACATTGACGTGGGGCATCAAGATCAATTGGACCAAGGCAAATATGACATCTAGCACCATACATCTCTACAACCTCAATATCAGAGTATAGACCTACTTCACCTTTATATCGTCTACCACGCCTGTTACCACCTGGCGTACGCTGTCTCCAGGCTCTTCTAAGGACATTAATCTCTTTATTGCGTTCTACACGCTGAAGCTTCCAGTGTGCCCTCATAGCCTCTCTACAGGACTCACATGGTTGTTCTTTTAGCTTACGTGTGTGCATGTTGTAGCCACTCATAGTGCCACAATTATCTAGTTCAGTAGCCATTAATCTTGACTACAAACTTTACAAGAATCAATACAGCAGTCTTGGCAGGCATCAGACATACTATTAAATGTTTCTATATTTCTATAATCAAAGTTAAATGTGATACATGCTACATGCTCTCCACGCATACCTAGTAGCCATGCTACGGCATTTAAAACTTTATGTTTCCATTCAGGCATTGGCAATATGCTCATTGATGTTGCTTGTTTTTCCATTAAAATACTTTATCCATTTCTTCTTTAGTTAAAAATTTTCCAAAAATAGATAGGTACTGAACGTGCCATAGCTTTTCCCATTCAGTACCGTGTTCCCATTCGGTGCCATTGCCATTCCATGGTTTGTGTGGGCCAACAAAATGAACAATGATTGGATTGGTATTGTTCTTTGCAAAAATAGGCATGCTAGTCATCCAATAATGAAAACTATTAAATGAAAATGGTAGTGGTGACCATACGTCTATAAATACATGATTCATTGCATCTTGCTCTGGACAGGTAGTTGGACCATTTTCTTCAATAAATCTTAGCATTGATTGTTCTGCATCCGAGTCTCTCCAGTAGTTAAGATCAACTATAAAAACACCATTGTTGAAGTATGGTCTATCTGGATCATTAAAGGTTATGACATTCATTGAGTTATACTCAGCCATCGCCATTAACTTATTTCTCATTGGGAATTTTATTAGTGGAGATATATCTCTACACACAACAATATCAGAATCTATATAAATAGCTTTATCGTAATCGGCAAGTATGGATCCCAGGAATATTCTATGATTACAATGACTTGAAATGTGATTAGAAGAATGGGCTAACCCACTATCAACCATTTCAATAAACTTTGTAGAGCATCTAAAATCTATATTTAAGTTGTTAGCTTTTAATTTTGCAATGTATTCGTCTTTCATCTCAAGAACGTCTGGTGAGACCAGGCATACGATGTCTAACTTATCTTTACCATGGTAATTACTTGAGAGAGATTTAAGGGAAACCATGGATGGAATTAGGTAATTTTTATCAAATGACGTGACTATAGCTGTTTTCATACAACCATTATATAAC